CTATACGTTTTCCGTAAATAGTCCTCTCAACTGCTGGATCATGCTAACCACTGAATAAGGTGGTTCTTGGCTTGCTGTGGTAACTGATCCACGATTCTGATACCAGAATTCGGTCAACATGGCCACCGCAATATCAAATTGTGAGTACGCTTGTAACGCGTCAATTTTCGCTGTGCTGTCAACGGCATTGTGAACATAGTCTTGTGCCGCGGTCAGGTAGTTGCTGATCAAACTATCATCGGTATTAGTCTGCACACGCAGGCTATTTTTAATGTCATTAGTAGTGACAGTCATGTGCTCATCTCCTTATAAAAATAGGGGCGTACCCTAAGGCACACCCCTACTAAATTATGCTCTTAGGCCTTTACCGGTGTGATGTCAACGATTCGGGCAGCGTCTGGATCGATCACTTTATAGTCGTTGCGGATGACCACGGCCAGTCCCTGACTATAGCTGTCGAACCGTTCCCACTGGGTGTTTACTTCGTTCTTCTGGGCTAAGAAAATCGCTTGAGAAAAGTCCCCAATGATGATCCGATAGGTGCCAGCCTTATCAGTCGGCAATACTTTGTTAGCAATCACGATCACCGGAGCCCCGAACAGTTGCTTGCCTGATGGGGCCGTGATGGACGGTTGTAACAAGTAACGGCCTTCGCTGTCTTTCAGGGTATCAAGGTAGTTGAAAGCGTCCTGATTGACGATAACAGACAAGGACAATGCTGGATCTAGCTCAACGTTGAAGGTTTTCTTGATGTCATCGAGACCAGTACCCGTGATGTGCTTGAAGTTGTCACCACTAGTGGACTTGCCAGTCAGAACACTGATAATGTTGCTATTGTCCGTGTTTTGTACCAGCTTCTTGAGTTGATCCTTAACCTCGGCAACAATATCAACTTCACTGTCTTCTACCAGTTCATTAGACAGATAAATCTTGCCAGCACGGGTAGCGACCTTGTAGTCAACACCACGGAATAGGCTTGAATCGATCTCTGGAATGTCTGCGAGTTCTGCCTTGGTGGCTAAGATACCATTGTTAGTGAGGGCAATCGGGTATGTGCCGACTGGGGTCCCGACCTGCTTCACAGTGACGTATTTAGCCAGATCATAATCGGATTCCTTTAGATTCCAGACGTCTTCGATGACTTCTTTAGGGACGACTGCACCAGCAGTGGTTGTCGTTAATCCGTCACGTTGTTCACCCATGCTGCGGATGTAGTCTTCGTAAGCGCGAGATTCGGTATGTTCTTTGTTGTCGATAATTGTTTTTTCAGTCATGGTTTTATCTCCTTTTTCTGGTTGTTCAGTATTAGTTTTCAGCCACTCAGTGTAGCTGCGTTTGTCCACTTGGACGTTGGTATCGTCGTACGCAGGCACGGCCACCAGCGAGACATCAAACAGGCTCTTTACTTGCTTGATGGTACGGATCACTTGCCCGCTGTCGTCCTTAGTGAACGTATCACCGTCTGGCGCAGCATTGAAAGTAAAACTCATGGCTGACAGATTACCAGCTTGGACGTTGTTATAGGCATCGTTGGCTGTGGTCGTATCGGGTAAGGTTGCTTCAAACTGCAAGCCTTTATCATCCACGTTTAAGGTCAAGGTGCCAGCCTTGGTGCTGGCTAAGACTTGGCTAAAATCATGGTTTGAAACCATATAGACGTCTGATAGATCCACATTGTCGAATGCGTGCGGATCAACGACTTCTTTAAACCCCCCAAGATCCTTACTTGGGCTATTGAAAACTACTGCATAACCACTTAGTTTCTTTGGACTGCTAGTGGTGTCTTCCTGTTGCTGTGTGTCTGGATCGTCTTGGCCTTGACTGTCGGTTGCTGTGGTAGGATCAGCGGCAGTCAGATCAGCGTCAGGATTCAGGCGTTTTTCTACGTCATCTTGGTTCATTAGGCGCGCTTCCTTTCTGTTTGTCTTGATAAGTGACAAGGTTGCTTAGTGGTGTGTAGTTCAGACTGGCCATAATATCATCTCCACCGGTAACTGGGGGTAGGTTTAACCTAGCTCGTGCTTCATTAGTGGTCATAATACCGCCTTGCAGCCCCTTAACTGCTAGTTCTTGCATCGTGGCTGGGTCGGCACTGAACAGCTTGTCAGTGTTGAAGCTGAACCGGTTGTCACCAGTCGAAAGTTTAGCATCCATCTCACTTGTGAAGCAGGTAAAATACTGAATCAGTGTGTTTTGCAGATAAACCAGATTCGACTGTACGGCATTGGAGTGCTCGCTTTCGATACCCAGCCGATCCAGTGGTAACCCGAACGCTTTAGCAATCTGCTTCGTGGTCCAATCGCTAGAATTGACTAGATTAAGCACGTCAGTATTAACTTCGAGTTGCTTGTAATCCATATCATTGTCGAGAATGATGGTCTTGAGGGCATTATCACCACTGTTGGCAGCTTCAAATTTATTACGGATGTTTTCTTTGGCCTTGGTGTCTAGCTGGGTCTTGTTGACCTTAAGAATACCTGTCCCTTGGACACCGGAGTTAAAGAAACCTTTCAGCAACGCATGTCCAGACTTTTGCACCCCAACCTCATCACGGAGGCTATAAAGTGGCGATATTCCTTTGTAACCGTCTTGTGTGAAGCACTTGAAGTGTAATACCTCACTGGCATTTAAACGCTGTGAGCGGCCACTGTCAGGCGTGTATTCGTAGCTGATAATGCCGGTCGTATCGTCTTGTTTAACCACCATTTGGCTGTTGGGGACTAACTCGAAGCCAGTAACTTGTCCGCTAGGGTTCTTAGTAACCCGTGCAAATCCGTTACCATTCAGCAACATGTTAGCTGCTAGAGAAAATTTGAATGCCCACGCGGTCATGTGGTCATTGGGTGCCTTGTTAAGAAGCACGCTGATACGCTTGTCACTGTATTCAATCGGATTGGTTGCAAGATCACTGGCAATCACGCGCACCGCCGTAAACACATCCGAATTACGTAACGCACCAATTCCCACATATAAGCCGCTGTCATTGGTGGTCATGCTGACAAGCGCATCTAAGAACGGGTCGCTGTTGTCATCGCGTGGTTTTGTTGTGTCATTCGTGAAAAAGCTCATTGTTTCACCTCCCTTTGTTGAAGTTGATGATGACTGCGACGGAGATCAAGGCCGTGCCGACTGCTAACATACCAACGCCAAACCCGAACAGCCACCAGATACCGACAACCATACAGATCAGCCCCAGCAGTAATAGCACGGTCTGCACATTAAAAACCAAAGTCATCGCTCGCATAGAACCGGTTCATCTCCTCACTGTTTTCTGTTGTCGTGATTGAATTCATTGCAATCGTGTAGGCATTCATCAGTGCTGCCAGTGGATCAATCTTAGTGGCGTTCTTTGCCTTATCTATCAGTGCATTATTGTTGGAATCGTATTTCAGAATAGCGTTGTTCACCGCATAGGCCAGTAACTGATTATCAGGGTGCTTTAACTTGCCATTGAAGAGATCATCACGGAATCTAACGGTCGGAATCGACAACGTAAGCCTACCTTGGCGCACTTCAACCATTGGCAAGTCACGCTTTTCAAACTCTGGTAGAAGGTATGAAAAAGACCATGGATCGTAACAGATGGCACGAACGTTCCACTGGTTCCGCTCGATCAGGTCGAGAATGAAGCGTAGCACCTCGTCATAGTCGATCATGCCGCTCTCCAGTTTGGTAATGCTACACTCACCACGACTAGCACCACTGATGTAATCGAACCCGTCACGCTTTATCTTTTCTTCCAGTCCGTACTTCGTTCCCACGAATGAGTGGCTGTCGGCATACAGGTAGCCATCTTCTGGAACTAACCACGAGATACTAGTCAGGTCGCTAGACTTGGAAAGGTCAAGACCGATATACACGTCCTTGCCTATAGTGTCTGGTGGCTCGATAGTGGCTTTCTCCCAGTCGTCCAGACTGATGTAACTGTCTGCTCTGGCTGATTGCCAAGTATTAAAGTTCTTGACGAGGACAGGTCTTAGGGTTCCTTGCTTGGCTGCTAGATCAACATCAGCTTGCAAGCTAGGACGCATCGTCTTAGCTCTTTCAGCATTAGCCAGTAGTGGATTTGACTTCTCCCAAGTCTCTGGTGCAAAGACTTCATCCTTGCTGTCTTGCTCAAAAATGGCAATAAAATACCGATCTGCTTGTTCGCGACCGGTTAAGATTTTGGAGACGAATTTATATTCTTTATACATAGGGCCGTTCAGGTCCGGCCCAGTGGTCGAGATGACGGCCAGTAAACTGTTGTCGCTGTTGATCTGGCCGGATTTGAGTGTTCGTAGGATCTCATCATCACGAGCCAAGGCGAACTCATCAATAATAGCCAAGTCACTTTGATAACCATCTAGGCTGTGCAGATCAGACGCAAGCGGAACAGCTCGGCTGTTGCTCGGCAAGTCGATGATTTCGTTACGGTTGATCTTCAAACGATCACGCACCGATTTAGACATCTTAGAGACCTGACGCAAACCACTAGACATCATATCAAAAGCCAAATGTGCTTGGGCGTTACTGTTGGCTGTGTAGACGATTTCGCGGTTCATGGCTGGCTTGTTCTCCATGAGGAGATACAGCGCGCCCAGATCGGCCATCAGGAAGCTCTTGCCATTCTTGCGTGCCATGCTGATGTAGGCTCGATCATAACGGCGGTTACCAGTTGCCTTATCACGCCACCCGAACAGCTCTGAAATCAGCCACTTCTGAAATAGTTCTAGCTTGAGTGGTGATCCATCGCGTGCCGGCATCAGTTCGATAAACTCAATGGCTTTGTTGGCAAAGTCCTCATCAAAGTAATACGGCCACGGATTCTTCTTGCGCTTGCTGGCTTTCAAGTCTCTGCGATAACGTCTTGCTGCTTGCTTAATCTTTTTACAAGCAACAATCTCACCGCTTAGTACCTTGTCAGTGTATTCAGTCGCATAGTTCATGATGACATCAGATTCGCGAACGGATCGTCAGGCTTCTTCTTAGTCTCATTCTTCACTGCCAGCTTTGCCCGACTGTAGACTGACAAGCCGAGCAAGTCATCAATGCGGATCATCTGATTAGTGGCATCAAGCTTCATTTTGACTGCTGGGTTAGCTTTCACACTATCGGCGGTGTCAACCATCATGCCTTGTTCTTGAACCAACTCAGCAGCTTTCTGGATGTCAGAATAGGCTTGGCAATGACTGGCAATCAGGGCAGCATCTAGTTCACTCACTGGAATGTCTTTTTTGAGCAGTGGTACAATACGCTGCCATTCAGTCACTGCATATTCATCAAGCCATGCGGGGGGCTGGTCAACTAATTCTTGATAGGTGAATAGTGATTCTTCCATTTCACGCCGGTCTGCCAGATTCTTTTTACTCATTACGCCGCGCATTTGCGTAATAGATTTCAGTGGTGCTCCCATCTCGATCACGTCCTTTCTTTATAATTACAATTAGACTTATCTAACTTAATTATAACATACAGCACCAAATACCCATGATATATTGCGGTTATCAATGATTTTCAACAACGAAACTATCTCGTTTGGTCCTCAAGACTAGATGACCTAGCCCCCGTATTTATGTGGGGGTAGCGTGCCGCGTCTTCTACTTTCGTTTTTGTTCCATGGCAAGCATTACACAGGCTTTGTAAGTTGCTCTCGTCCAGTCTGCGGTTCCAGTCCACACGTATCGGCACAATATGGTCTACCACGTCAGCTTGCACATATAAGCCGTTTGCTTGGCATCGCTCGCACAATGGATGTGATAGACGATACGAGTAAGACATCTTACGCCACGCCTTGGACCTGTAGAACTTGAAGTAACGACCACCAATTGCTTTGCGATATGCGTAGCGTTCGTTGTCGGACGCTCGTGGCTCTGGCTTGTGCTTATCACAGTACCGCTGATTAAACGGCACCATGGTGTTGCACCCAGCATGGTTACACAGCTTCATAATCACGCCAACACGCCTGCCGTTTCTGGTTCAGGCTTATCTCCTTGATGTGCAGTATATTCAAATAGTTTCATCGTTCTAAGCTCCTTTGGTTGTCTTCTTGAGTGTCACAACATCGAACGCATTAGGATCATCATCATAGGCAATGGACTGAATCGCGTACAAGGTGCCATTGAGTTTTATCTGTGTGCTGTCATCTATCGCGTCAGTGTGGCGTACTACGATCGCTATGGTGTCCGCTAGGTTTGTGCCCGTGATCTGGTAGGTCTGTGTCACAGTGCGGTTATATGATCCATAGAACAGGGTACCAGTCGGCGTAAATGTAGAGATGTTAATACCTGCACCAGTCCTGCGACTAACTGTCTTACCGATTTCAGCCACCTTGTTCAGGCGGGCAATTGAATAGTTCTTCATGATAATTCCTCCTTATTAGCAGATGTGGGGCGCAAGCTTGATCTGCTCTTTAATGCTTCGCCCTGAAATGTTTGCATGCCAGTTAAGCTCGGCGTAGTCGGCTATCTCAAATCCGGCTGCCAATAGTGCGCCTTTCATCATGCCGTTAGTGATGTAGAAACCACTGGGTAAGTCAGCGAATAGGTGCTTGATACCGTATGAGGTATAGTCGCTGTTGATTGTCTTTCGCTTGGCCAGTCCCTTAGTCCAGAGATACAAAGCGTTCTGCTTGTCCTCGGGCATCAGCATAAACGCGAACGGATGATCCTGTTTAAACGGGTTAAAATCTGGTGACTTAGGTTCAATGTGCCAATTCTTGTACTCATAGTATTTGCGATACTTCTCAGGGATAGGAAATTCTTGTTCAAACCTAGCCCATGTACTTTCTGGATATAACATTCTTTTAACCTCCGTAGTTTTAAATTTGTTTGTTTTTTAAGTGTCCCACCTGTCCCAGTGCTACAAATGCCGGTATATCAACGTTTTGTTGGGACAAGTCACCTGTCCCAGTGATGTCCAAACGTGTCCCACTACTGTCCCAAGTCCTAATTCGGACATGTGCGGGACAGCTCGGGACAGCTCGGGACATGTGTGGGACATGTCTGTTGTCCCAGACAAACGCCTACATACCAACGTTTAAGAGCCCGGGACACGTGGGACAGTAGAAAAACAAACACTTTACTTCCTGACGTATCCTCTTGAACGCTGACCATTGATTCGAACTCGTTCACGATCCCACCCATCCATGTTATCCATGATGAGCTTGATCCGTTTTGCATCTGAATTTGTACGTCCCATCAGGTAACGGTCAACTGATTTGTCGAACACCACTTCCATAATCTCTCTAGTGGTGGTTTGTTGCAGTGGCTGTAATTCTCCAGCATCCAAGTGCTGTTGTAACCAAGTGGCCACCTCGCCGTTATGGTCAATATGAGTATGAAAGAAGCTGGCCTTTAGGCTCAATGATAGCTTTTCCCAATTTGATGGTACTTTCATGTTGAGGAAGTCTTCAATGGCCTCTTTCATAGGATCAACGGTCTCTGCCTCTTGTTGATATGGTTTAGCCAGTTGCATCAGCTTATCATCAGCAAAGACACTCTCACCTGCATCCACCCATGTTTTGACCTCTGCCAGTATCTGATGTATATCGTGGTCAATCTTCGGTACGCTTTCTTCATTGCGCCATACGGTCTTTGTGGGCTTTGTAACACCGCATTTGATAGGGAAGAAACGCCGCTCACCAGTTGCGTCTTTCAAGTAGTCCTGCTGATTAGTGCTGCCAATGAACACGCACTTGCGTAAATGTGGGTAAACATAATGGCTGTAACTCCCTCGGTATGAATCAGACTGGGCGCTGACGAAGCTCTTAGCTGATTCAATCTCGGTCTTTTTCATAGCGGAAAGCTCGCCTAGTTCCATGATCCAGTTACCTTGCAGCTTCTTATAATCTTCGTCCGTTTTGCCCATTGATTTTAATGAATCGCTGAACTTTTTCGGGAATAAGTTACGAGCAGCCGTACTCTTGCCAAGTCCTTGTTTCCCTTCGAGAATTGGAACGATCTCAAACTTGCAACCGGGCTGATAGACACGTTTTACAGCCCCAGCTAACCACTTACGAGTAACAGCACGGGTGTATTCATTGTCTTCGGCACCTAGATAGTCGATGAAGTAACGTTCTGCTCTAGGGGTACCGTCCCATTTTTCAGCTTCGATCCAGTCTTTAACCGGATTAATTGAATGGTCCTTGCCAACAGCAACCATGGCATCTTGCTCATTCTGCTTGCTAAACAAGAGATTGTGCTTACGCTCCATATATGAGCGGACGACAGCGTCATCTTCATCAGTCCAGAAGCCTTTACGAATCGGTAATCCTTTAACGCCTTTTGTCTTAATAAGCATCTCTGAAAAGTCGTCCCAAGCGATGACATTGGCGAAGGCTGGATCATTATCAAGTAGCAGTTGAATATTAACCACTGAATCTTTTCTAATACCACCATTGCCGTCAAGTTTAAGGTCATTTCGCCATTGCTCTTGACCTGTAAAATCAACGTTGACCACTTTCTTTGCTTCTTGCTTAATATCTTCGGGCATCGCTTTAACCAATAGCGCGCCTCCTCTCTTCGGCTTTCAATACTGACTTAAAAATCTTATTCACTTCGGCTTCTGCCAGTGGTGTATCTAGATAGTTATCATTAGTTGTAAACAGCAGGTTATATACTGTCTGCGGTTCTGCACCAGTGAAAAACATTTTGCCAGCAATCTTGGTCAGAAAGTCATTGCGATTGCCGGTACTAGTGCCGTTCACTATTTCATCTAGCAGCTTTCCTGTCCATCGTTTGCCTCGATAAACTGTTGAACCGCCAAACCCTAGGTTAGGGTGGCCGACACGCTGAATTTCATCTAGTAACCACTGAGGCACTGGGGCTATTTTGGTGATCTTGTGCCCTCTAAGTGGTTGATACATGCCGTTCTCGCGAATGCTAGGGAAAACCGGCACTCCAGTTGCAATATAGTCAAGGCCGGTTTTCTCGCCATTCTTAGAGAACAAATCCGATCGACTAGTTAGCTTCAATTCCTTGGGATAGGTGAAGAAAATATGGAGTCCGCCGTTTGGGGTGGTTTCAACATAGCTAGAAGGAATCTGACCAGCACGACCATCAGCGCTCAATTTAGCCAACGACTCATTGCCATTAGCCTCGCTTTTATGACCCATATCAATATCAAACACCAGCACGCCATCAAGCCCTAAGCCAATATTGTAGTTAGGATGTTCGCCCCACCATTTCTTGGCCTGTTCTGGGTCTTTGGTGGCATCTTTGTACCCATGCGAACCAGCAAGTGGTGTTCGTGTCTCTGGCGCAAGGGGATAGACTGCAAAGCCGTGTTGCTGATAACCAAGCGCTACTTTAAGCACGTCGACCATCGGCCACATCTCCTTCCAAGAGTAGACGGCGAGCATCAATGATCATGTCAGCGACTGTGTCGGCCAGTGCTGATTGCTGTTCATCGTTGATCTGATGTCGCAAGATATTCACCATTGCGCTTGTATCGCTCAAAAGCGCCTGTGCGGTTGTATAGTAATCTTTCTTCATCATTTGTCTGCCTCGTCAATCGTTGCCAGACTGCTATCAACGTATTCTTGAATTGCTTTCAGTAGCGCCATCCATGTATAAAATGAGCGATCCGTACAGTATGCCAAGATTGCAGTATTTTCTTCATTACGATTGCTTTTATATGAAACGACAGAGCCTTCCATAATGTCGAATTCATCACTAAGGGCTTCCAAAAGTCCTTTTGCAGTGCTGAGGTTCCAAGACGCCATATTTAAATCAGGCGCTTTGGTGCTATTTGAAACATTTTTCATCATAATTGCCTCCATTTTCCTTGACAAAGTAACCACTTAGAGGCAAGCTAAAAGTTGATTTGTATCTTTTCGCTTGTCTTCTTCTCGCCTTGAGTTGCCACTCTTGGCGATTTTTTTGTGGCCTCGTTTAGTGAACGTTTTTCGGCTTTTTGAGCTTGCCAATACCGATCACAATCAGCATCAGCCTTTACAAACTGTGGCCACGTCCATCCGTACTTGCTATTTATCATTTTTGCCATGGTCATAGTCCTCTCTAAACTGTAGAAACGCTCCCAGCACGCCACCGTTCATGAAAACCATCAGCATGACGGGTATAACTGTGGGGTGAATAAATATCCACGTAATAAGGCTATTCATCGGCATCATCCTCCTTGATATAGTTAAGGACGATCCGAGCATTTTGCTTGTCTGTTTCGGACGTAGCCGGATCGTTCAATAAAAGCATAGATTCGCTACGTAATACAAAGGCATCAGCGTACCAGCCTTCGTCAGTCTTCATGAAATGATCGTCTGAGTATTTCTGAAGATTAGGATAAAGCTCCTTTAACTCTGCTAGGCTTTCCGGCTCATTACACTTGATAAAGCCATTGTCCAATGCGTATTGTGTAGGAACACCGTTTTCGTCAATTAAGTTGGTCTCGACCATGGTACGATATACCTCGTCCTTGCCAACTGTTACGCCTTCAGATTTCAAACCCTCATAGAATTGCTCCACGATTGACGGATAAACTACTTTCATATATTTCCCTCTCTGGCTTTATGTGCCTGCCATAAGTTGCTTACAATTTGCCGCCTGCCCAGCAGTCTAAACTTCCTTTGATACCATGAACTCGATCAACTGCTTCTTGCTAATACGCTTAGCAGTATTTACATGCGTTACCTTGATTTCTCCTCGCTTGATGAGCTTGTCGAGTGTGCCGCGGCTGACATGCAAAAGCTTGCATGCCTCACCGAGATTCAAGAATTCCGGAATCTGCGGCTGGATGGTCTGTTGTTGTGGCATCATCTCTTCCACGGTTTGACGTACTAGCGACCGAAGCTTGTTCTCAAACTCTGGTGTAGTGCTAATCTGTAGTTGCATTGGTTTAGCCTCCTTTCTTTATATTTCTTAGTGAATAATGTAAAAAAATATGCTAACAATGGAACACTTTTCTTAGTATTTCTTAGCACAATTAAGTTATAACATTTGGTGCGGGAACATGCAAACTTTTTCTTTAAATTTCTTAGCAAAATGTTAAAATATTACGTAGAGGTGATTATATGTCTAGTAGAGCGCCCTTTTTAAAGGATGTAGGTCAAAATATAAGAAAGATCAGACTTAATTTAGGCTTAAGCATGTCAGAATTTGCGAAGTTGGTAGATCCCACTAGTAAAACTATTGGAAGCGGGACGGTTAGCAACTGGGAGCACGGAAAGAATGCCCCGAATTCAAAACGGCTAAAAAGAATTTCAGAATTGGGAAATACTTCAGTTGAAGAAATTTTAGGGATAGATGAGTTTCATCGCGTAATCTTACAGGCTTCAAACAGCTTACAAAATCAGATGTCTAAAACAGTCGTTGAAAAGTTTGGCAAGCTCGATATGGATGCCCTGCACCCTATACAATTGAGCTTTCTTCTGGCTGCTATTGAATCCTCGCAATATTTTTCTGTAGATGAATTAAGAGACTTAGCGAGTCCTCTGGGTTCTATGTCGCAAAATTTTCCGCCCGTTTTCGATAGCAAAGATGAACTTATGACAGAAAAATCCAATGACAAAAAATCGTTTGAAAACTTCGTTGATAAATACTTTTCGGAAGCTAAAATCAAGAACAACTAGTTTTTAATATCATGGCCGAAAAATCGGCCGCCACCTTTTCCCCAATTTCGGGGAAAACTCTCCAATCTAACACCGCCTGCCCAGCGTGACGGATAGGAGAAAGCAAATGGCAATTAAGAAAGTCAAGCTTAAGTCTGGTGCAGTCCGCTACCGCGTAACGGTCAATGCTGGGCTTGTTGCTGGAAAACGCAAGAACATTGTTCGCAATGTTCAAAGCATGCAAAAAGCACGTCTACTAGAGTCAAAACTCAAGCTAGACGTGGCCAATGGTTTATATGATGAAAACGACACTACCCCACTGGTTCAGACCTTTAGTGATTTATACAATCAGTGGTGGCCGATCTATGTTCAAACTGTGGAAGGAAGTACAGCCTATAAGACTAAGCAGCTTTTCAATAACCACTTGATCCCTATGTTTGGTTCTAAAGCTCTCACCGCGATAAAAACCGGCAGCATTCAAAGTGCTGTCAGTCAGTGGCGAGAAACAACCACCAAGGCATACAAGGAACGTTTCATTTATTTGAAAAAGATACTCTCATTTGCCGTTAAGATGCAGTACATCGAAAAGAACCCCGCAGACGGTGTCGAATTGCCACGCGGGGTACGATCTGGAAAGTCACCAGTTTACTGGGATAACAAGCAAGTCGCCCGATTCCTAACTTGCATTGATCCTAATAACGATCCAGAAAAGTACACAATGTTTCTGCTGATGGTTAGCACCGGTATCAGGCGTGAAGAACTATGCGCCCTGAACGTATCAGATGTTAATTTCAAAACGTCCACACTGTCAATCAATAAAGCCTATGCAACTGGTCTGAATGGTAAGGAATCAATTAAAGGCACCAAGTCAACCGCGGGTATGCGCACAATACCATTAACCCCGAAAGTGACAATACAGCTTAAAAAGTGGATAGCATTACTTGACACAAGCAAGATTATCAGCATTAGAGATGATCGGCCACTGTTCCCATCTCCACAACACTTTGAAAAACGTTTAGGCATTAACAGGCCAAACAAGTGGCTGAAAGATATTATTGAAGCAAACCACCTTACACCTCGCATCACATTGCACGGTCTGCGTAAGTCTTTTGTAACGAATATGATTCGCAGCGGTGTTGATGTTTCAACTGTACAGCGGCTTGCCGGTCACTCTACGCCCGATGTGACGCTTCGCATATATGCTGGCATGAATCAGTCAGATGCGCGAGAAGGCATCGACAAGTTAGCAGAATATATGGCACAGGTAACATTTTAG